TGAACACAGTATTAAATCTATTAGGGAGTTTAACAATGAAATACCTGTTTATCTTTTTTGCGACGACACTTCTATTATTCCCCTTTATTTCGCTCTTGAGTACTCAGTAAGAGTTGAACCATTTCAAGAAGGTTTTGATCATGATATGCTTAATGCGTGGTCGATTCATAGATGGTATAACTTAAAGTATTTTAAACAAGAAGCTAATATACTATACGTTGATTCTGATACTATCTTTAACGATGATCCTAAGTATCTTTTTGATACCTATTGTGTTTATGATGTTTATGGTAGAGAGGAGTTTGGATTTAGAAATGATCCTAAGGTTAGTGGTGGTAAGAGAATAAGAGAACAGTTGGATTTAGTTGATGTTTGCATTTATGAACTAGGTGGTAAGGTAGAGATTTTTAAGTATTGTCTTGGTGTAGTTCTGTTGAATAATGTTCATCATAAGATAGTGGAGTCATTAGATGACTTATCAGAGTTGATGGAGAAGTTTAAGAAGAACCAAGTTTTGATGCCTCTTCCCAATAGAAGGATAGTTGATGAGTATGCAGTGTGGATTATATTCAGTCGTCTTGAGTTAACAAATGGGTTGTTTGGTATACAGGATGTCACTCAAGGTTATTTGGAGCACAAGCATCAAGAAACATTCAATCCTGTAATACTACATTATACAACATTGAATGAACAAAAGTTTGCACGTTCTGATTCAAAGTATGCTAACCTTATAAGAGATCATGTTGCATTGGGTAAGGATATTGATCCTTATCATGAGTATCAGGATACTCAACATATTCCTCAAGAGTATCTTGAGTTAGTGGCAGAGGAACCTAAACTTATTGAACCACATTCAGATGATTATGAGTATGTTTTTGACGAATGACTGAACTTAAAGATTGGCTTAACTCTGTCAACTTCAGTAAAGATGATTTAACTGAAGATGATCCAGATAATATTAAGGGTTATCCTGCTTATATTATCAATAGATGCCTTAGTGGACACCTTGATACTGTCCTCTATGCAAATGAAATGAACTTACATCCTAACCTGGATAATGATATGCAATATCAGTTTTTTCTAAATAGTCTGAGGAAAAGAAAAAGATTCTCTCCTTGGTTAAGAAAAGACAAAGTTGATAATCTTAATATTGTTAAACAGTATTATGGTTATAGTAATGAAAAAGCATTGCAGGCTCTGAGACTTCTTACTAAAGAACAATTGACATTCATTAAACAGCGACTTGATACTGGAGGATACAAATGAGTACTGTGAAAGAGCCTGAAGTTAACTGGAATCAGGATTTAATGGTAGAGGTTCAACTTAGTGAACCAGATGATTTTTTAAAGGTTCGTGAAACCTTAACACGTATTGGTGTAGCTTCAAGGAAAGAAAAGAAACTATATCAGAGTTGTCATATCTTACATAAGCAGGGTAGATATTACATAGTACATTTTAAGGAGTTGTTTGCTTTAGACGGTAAACATGCTAATCTTACTCCTAATGATGTTCAACGTCGGAATAGAATTACTCAACTCCTTTCTGACTGGGGATTGATAGAAGTAGTTAACGCAGATTCTATTGGTGATATTGCACCGTTGAATCAAATCAAAGTTCTTTCTTTTAAGGAGAAAGATGAGTGGACATTAGAAACTAAGTACAACATAGGTAAAAAGAAAACTACTGAAACCAAGTAATTGAAAAAATTTATTTTTGATGTGGATGGGACTCTTACTCCCAGTCGCAAAAAGATTGTCCATGAATTCTGGGCTCCCTTTCTTATATTCTGTCGAGAACATGATGTATATCTTGTTACTGGTAGTGATAGGGAGAAGACTGTAGAACAATTAGGATTGGATATATTTTATACAGCAAAAAGAGTATATAATTGTTCTGGTAGTGATGTATATGAGAAAGATAAAAATGTTTATAGAGATGATTGGGAACTACCGAAAGAGGTAGAGAATTTTTTAATGGATGAATTAGCATATAGTTGTTTTCCTATTCGCAATGGATTGCATATTGAAAGAAGACCTGGTGGGGTTAATTTTAGTATCTTAGGTAGAGGTAAGGATGCATCTGTAGGAAGGGAGGAATATATGAAATGGGATAAAGAAAGATTAGAAAGAGAGGATATTGCAGGTAGACTTAGGAGTAAGTTTCCTGATTTATCTGTAGCTCTTGGTGGACAAACTGGTCTTGATTTGGGCCCTCTAGGTAGTGATAAAAGTCAGATACTAAGGGATTTTAATAAGGATGATGAGTTGCATTTCTTTGGTGATAGGATGGAAAAGGGTGGAAATGATTATTCTTTAGGGGAAGCAGTAAAGAAATGGGGTGGAAAAACGTACAATGTGGGTACCTATAAAGATACTGAAAGTGTTATAATTAGTATGTCGCCGTAAGGGACAAATCAACACTCGCTTATTTAAGGAGAAACTATCATGGGAAACCTAGCAAGGTACACCACATCCGATCTTCCAGAGTTAATGGATAAGATCGTAAAGAACAGTATAGGAATCAATGATGATTACCTAGACAGATTTTTTAACGTAACACACACATCAAACTATCCACCGTTCAATTTAATTCAGATTAACAATGTCGAATCGAGACTCGAAGTTGCGCTCGCAGGGTTCAAGAAAGATGACGTTAAAGTCTATACGGAGTATGGAAAGTTACATGTCGAAGGCAAGCAAGAAGATAAGGAAACAGATGGAGAATTTGTCCACAAAGGATTGGCCCAACGTTCTTTCGACAGACAATGGACGCTCGCAGACGATACGGAGGTTAGATCCGTCAGCTTTACCGATGGACTCCTCACCATTGAACTGGGAAAGATAGTACCAGAACATCACACTCGTCAGGATTTTCTATAAAAAGATTGGAGGGGTTGCATCCCCTCCTTTTTTATGTTATGATATATCTGTTGGTTCGACGGAACTGACATGGGAGTGACTGAATAAACTTGCTGGCATAAGGCTAGTTAAGGTGATGAGACACAGGTGGTGCTGCACGTTGAAAACGTGAATCGACTTACCAGTCGGGTCTCAGACGGTGAGGTAAAAATCTACTCATGTAGCAATGCCCCTTGCCTGTTGGTATACATAAATCCAACCTCCCACCCTATTTCTTTTTTAGAAAATGACTGTTAAATTAGCACTACTCAAGTCTGGTGAAGATATCATTGCTGATTGGAGAGAATTAATCCTTGATGATGGTGATAAGGTAGCAGCATATCTTGCTTCTTATCCTTATATTGTCACTATTAACAAAAGTGATATACCACATGAAGATGAACCAGCAAAGGTAGGACTTTCTTATTTTCCTTGGATGCCTTTATCTAAGGATACTGAAATTCCAGTTGATCCTGATTGGGTTGTAACATTAGTAGACCCTATTGACGAAGTAAAACAATCCTACGAGGAAAAAATCAATGTCATCAAAGAAAGACGCACAGGTAATAGTTCTGACAACGGGGGCGATTCTGATAGCGACGATTGAAGAAATGGGTGCTGCAGTTCCAGGAGAACCTGATTGTAAATTAATTGAACCTTATATGGTTACACCTGAAGGTACTGTAGAACCTTGGTTACTTAATATTACAAATCAGAACGAAGTTATGATATCATCTGATAAGATATTAACCTTGGTTGATCCCAAGACTACTCTCCTAGCGAAATACGAATCAGTATTTGATTAATGCGTTTTTATACTAACGTTCAACTTGTTGGTAACCAGTTCCTTGTTCGTGGATACGATAATGGGAAAAGGTTTACTGATAGGGAAGAATGGCGACCTACTCTTTTTGTTGACTCAAAACGTAAGACTAAGTATCAGACATTGGATGGTAATTATGTAGAACCCATCCAACCAGGGTATGTTAGGGATTGCCGTGAGTTCTACAAGAAATATAATGAGGTAGAAGGATTTAATATCTATGGTAATGAAAGGTATATCTATCAGTATATTTCTGAGAAGTATCCTCAGGATGAGATTAAGTTTGACATATCCAAGATTCAACTAGTTACTCTTGATATTGAGACTACGGCTGAACAGGGATTTCCTGATGTACATTCATGTGTAGAGGAAGTTCTTACTATTTCATTACAGGATTATGCAACGAAAGGAATTATAACTTGGGGTGTTAAACCATTTCAGGTTAAGCAGAAGAACCACCAATACATTCAATGTACTGATGAATTTGATTTACTTAATAAGTTTATTGACTGGTGGATGAAGTATACCCCAGAAGTTGTTACTGGGTGGAACGTACAATTGTTTGATATACCTTATATTGCAGGAAGACTTAAGCGTGTCTTAGGACTCAAGTTGATGAAGCGTTTGTCACCTTGGGGACTTGTAACTGAGGGTGAGGTTTATATTAAAGGTAGACAGCATATCCAAATGGACATAGGAGGTGTAACACAGTTAGATTACCTTGACTTGTATAAGAAGTTCACCTATACTAATAGAGAATCTTATCGTTTGGATTATATTGCTGAAGTAGAACTGGGGCAAAAGAAGTTAGATCACTCTGAGTTTGATACCTTTAAAGATTTCTATAGTGGGAATTGGCAAAAGTTTGTTGAGTACAACGTCATTGACGTGGAACTAGTTGACAGACTTGAGGATAAGATGAAGTTGATTGAACTTGCCCTGACTATGGCATATGATGCTAAGGTAAATTTTACTGATGTGTTCTATCAAGTTCGGACTTGGGATTCAATAATTTATAACTACTTAAAGAAGAGGAATGTTGTTATTCCTCCGAAGAAAAATGTCGAAAAGACAGACAAATACGCAGGTGCTTATGTCAAGGAACCGAAACCAGGAAGCTATGATTGGGTGGTTAGTTTTGACCTCAACAGTCTGTATCCTCACCTTATTATGCAATATAACATTTCCCCAGAGACCCTCAGGGAGACTAGACACGGTAGTGCCAGCGTTGAAAGGCTCTTAAAACAGGAGGTTGATATAGATGGAGACTATGCAGTTTGTGCGAATGGAGCGCAATTTAGGAAGGATGTGCGTGGGTTCTTACCTGAACTCATGGAAAAGATATATGGGGAACGTGTCATCTTTAAGAAGAAGATGCTTAATGCCAAGCAGGAATATGAGCACACACCAAGTAAGAAGTTGGAGAAAGAGATTGCTAGATGTAATAACATTCAGATGGCAAAGAAGATACAACTTAATAGTGCTTATGGTGCTATCGGCAATAACTATTTCAGGTATTACAAGTTAGAGAACGCAGAGGCAATTACTCTCTCAGGACAAGTCTCAATTAGGTGGATTGAGAATAGGATGAATGAATATCTAAATAAATTGTTAAATTCAAAAGATATAGATTATGTTATTGCATCTGATACTGATTCAATATACATCAATTTCGGACCTCTTGTGGATAAATTTTTTAGTCATAAGATTGATGATAAAACTCAGGTGGTCAATTTACTTGACAAAATTTGCCAAGATAAGTTGGAACCCTTTATTGATAAATCCTATGAAGAACTGGCGAATTATGTAAACGCATATGATCAGAAGATGTTCATGAAGCGTGAGAACATTGCTGATCGTGGGATATGGACTGCAAAGAAGAGATACATACTTAACGTGTGGGATAGCGAGGGGGTACGCTACGAGAGTCCTAAACTAAAGGTAATGGGAATTGAAGCAGTAAAGTCTTCAACCCCTGCTCCCTGTCGTCAGATGTTAAAGGATGCTTTTAACCTTATGATGACAGGCACGGAAGACGAAGTTATCAATTTTATTGATAATTGTCGTACAAAGTTTAAGTCAATGCCACCAGAAGAGATATCTTTTCCACGTTCAGTTTCTGATGTGGAGAAGTATAAAGCTGTGAGTACGATTTATAGTAAGGGCACACCAATCCATTGCCGAGGAGCTCTTCTTTACAATCATTATGTTAAATTAAATAAGTTGGATAATAAGTATTCACTTATTCAAAATGGTGAGAAGATTAAGTTCTGCTATCTAGCAAAACCTAACCCTATTCATGAAAATGTGATATCATTTATACAGGACTTTCCTAAGGAATTAGGATTGGATCAGTATATTGATCGTGACTTACAGTTTGATAAGTCATTTTTAGAACCACTCCGAATTATTCTGAATTCCATAGGTTGGAATACAGAAAGAACTGCAAACTTAGAGGCATTTTTTTCCTAATGGATTTACCTATCAATGATAAAGATTTGTCAACAATAGTCAATGCATTAGCATTGGGTGGAGATACTAGACTCTACCATTTACTAAGGGAGGTAAAAAATGACAGACAACTTAAAGAAAAGGAGGTTACTGCCTGATGTTTTTTAAACAATTGAGTTTGGTTACTGGTGGGTTTGATCCAATCCACAGTGGACATATATCATACTTTGAGAGAGCAAAAGACCTTTCTAACTATCTTGTGGTAGGTGTCAATACTGAAGAGTGGTTGACACGAAAGAAAGGTCAATACTTTCAATCATGGAAAGAACGCGCTGAGATCATTCGACATCTTAATATGGTAGATGCAGTCATCTCCTGGGATGATGAAGATGACAGTGCGTGTGGAGCAATCGCAAAATGCTTGGAGATAGCAGAGACTGTAATCTTTGCCAATGGTGGTGACCGTGGAAAAGATAATACGCCAGAAGTTGATAAGTATGGCGATGATCCACGTGTAGAGTTCGCTTGGAGCATCGGTGGGAACAACAAAATGAACAGTAGTTCTTGGATTCTCCATGGCTATTTTGAACGTCAAAGGAAACTATTAGGTATTTAACAATGAACTTCCTCAAAACTATAGTAAAGGAGATTGACAATGAGTATGCTGGAATCGTTAGTGACGGTGTTGCAGCAGGCGACTGTGATTCTTTTATCGATACTGGCTGTTACCTCTTTAATGCATTGGTATCGGGTTCGATATGTGGGGGTATCCCTGCGAACAAGATTACGGCGATTGCGGGGGAGTCAAGCACGGGTAAAACTTTCTTTGTTCTTAGCATTGTCAAGTCTTTCTTGGACAATCATCCTGAAGCTGGTGTTATCTATTTTGAATCTGAGTCAGCAATAACTAAGAAAATGATTGAAGAGAGGGGTATAGATTCTTCTCGTATGATTATTGTTCCTGTAACAACTGTTCAAGAATTTCGTGAACAGAGTATAAAAATACTAGATAAATTAGCACAGGAAGAAAATCGTCCTCCTATGATGTTTGTTCTTGACTCCTTAGGGATGTTGAGTACTACTAAAGAGATAGAGGATGCTTCTGCGGGTAAGGAAACCCGTGACATGACAAGAGCACAGATTGTTAAATCAATCTTTAGGATCTTGACATTAAAGCTAGGCAAGCTTAAAATGCCAATGTTAGTCACTAATCACACTTATGATGTTGTCGGAGCTTACGTACCAACTAAGGAAATGGGAGGAGGCAGCGGCCTCAAATATGCAGCGAGTACGATCATTTATCTCGGAAAGAAAAAGGATAAGGATGGAACGGAAGTCGTCGGAAATATTGTCAAGGCGGAGACTCACAAATCAAGGTTAAGTAAAGAAAACAAACGTGTCGAACTCAGACTTTCATACAAATCCGGACTTGACCCCTACTATGGTTTACTCGGATTGGGAGAGAAATATGAGGTCTTTAAAAAGGTTGGAAACCGCTTCCAGATTGGAGAGGCAAAGGTGTATCCGAAAAACATTTACCAGGATCCTGAAAAGTATTTTACGCCTGAAGTGATGCAAGCTTTAGACGAATGTGCTAAGCAGGAATATAGTTATGGTTCGTGATTATCATAGTGCATTGCCAGATGAACTCTGTGATGCATTGATAAAACTATTTGATGAAGATAGTGAGCATCATGAACGTGTGGACAATCAGTCTAGGCCTAGTTTCACACAGTTGAATTTAAATCAACATCATGCTAAGATAATATCATCACTATCTGGGTATGCTTTAGATGTTTTAAAACGCTATAAGCAAGATGTACCAGCAGCAGAATATCTTCCACCTCCTAGATTCTTTGAAGAGTTTAGGATTAAGAAGTATAATGTTGGTGGTACAGATCGTTTTGATGAACATGTAGATGTCAGCGATTATGCTAGTGCTAAACGTTGTCTTTCTATGTTGTTCTACTTGAATTCTGTACCTGTTGGAGGACAAACTGTATTCCCTCAACAAGGACAATCATTCAGAGCTACCACAGGGTATGCTATACTATTCCCACCGACGTGGGAATACCCACACTTGGGGCAAGCTCCCGTTGCCACCCCCAAATATATTATGAGTACCTATCTACACTATGGATAATGTTGAACTTCTAATTCTAAGAAGTCTCCTTCATAATGAAGACTATGCTCGCAAGGTTATTCCTTTTATTAAGGGAGATTATTTTGAGCAACCATCCCAGAAGATTGCATTTGAAGAAATCTCTGAATTTATTACAGAGTATGATGAGTTACCTTCTAAGGAAGCACTTTATATTGAAGTAGAAAATCGTAATGATGTTACAGAAGAACTTTATAGTCAGATAAAGGAACTGATAGGAGTCTTGGATGATTCCCCTTCAGATAGAGAATGGTTAACTAATACAAGTGAGAAGTGGTGTAGGGATAGAGCAATCTATCTTGCACTTATGGAGTCTATAAAACTTGCTGATGGTAAAGATGAGAAGAAAGGAAGAGATGCAATACCAAGTATTCTTTCAGATGCATTAGCAGTTTCTTTTGATAACAACGTAGGTCATGACTATCTCCAAGATTACGAAGCAAGGTATGAAAGCTATCACAAGAAGGAGGATAAGATACCGTTCGACTTGGAATTCTTTAACAAAATTACAAAGGGTGGTATACCCAATAAGACTCTTAATATCGCTCTTGCTGGTACAGGTGTTGGTAAGAGTCTCTTTATGTGTCACATGGCTGGATCCAGTCTCATCGGGGGACGTAATGTATTGTATATTACTCTTGAGATGGCAGAAGAAAAGATTGCAGAAAGAATTGATGCAAATCTTTTAAATGTTAATATTCAGGAGATTACTGATTTACCTAAACCTATGTTTGAAAGTAAGGTTACTTCCCTTGCTAAGAAGACACAAGGAACATTAATTGTTAAAGAATATCCTACTGCATCAGCACATAGTGGACATTTTAAAGCATTACTTAATGAACTAGCATTAAAGAAATCATTCAAACCAGATATAATATTCATAGATTACCTTAATATATGTGCCTCTAGTAGGTATCGTGGAAACTCTAATGTCAATTCTTACTCATACATCAAAGCAATCGCAGAGGAACTTAGGGGTCTCGCAGTTGAGGCGAACGTTCCGATTGTATCTGCCACTCAAACTACTCGTAGCGGGTTTGCTAGTTCTGATGTGGACCTTACTGACACCTCTGAGTCTTTTGGACTCCCTGCTACTG